GGAAACAACGCAGTATGTTTTACCATTGCCGGATGGTTACTGGACTTCAACATCAACCAACAAAACTACCACATCGAGCAAAACACTAATGAATGATTGAAGTATTAGGATGGGTTGGAACATTGCTCGTATTAATTGGATATTGGGCTAACTCAAATTCGAAACATCATTTGGCAATGTTAACATGGATTGCGGGCGACGTCTTATGGATTACATATGACATATTTATTGAGAACTGGAGTCATATGGTGCTTAGTTTGGTTATTATCGGAATAAACGTTTACGGAATATATAAAATCATTGCAAATGGCAGATTATCTAGGTGATGAAATACTCATAGCAGAATATCAAATTAGTAGAGGAATCGACAGAGTTGCTCGTCAAATTGCTTCAAGTAGAAAAAACATAGTTATAGACCCGCCAGTTATCCTAGGTGTACTCAACGGAGCATTTATGTTTACTTCAGAACTTGTTCGCAAACTACATATTGAATGTTATGTAGATTTTTGTAGAGTATCAAGTTACCCCAACGGCCCAGACTTAAAAAAACAACCACAAATTACATGTCCGCCTAAAATTGATGTAACTGGCAGAGATGTATATATTGTCGAAGATATTGTTGATACCGGAGAAACTGTAGAGTGTTTAAAGGAATTCTTAGCAGAAAGTGGCGCCGCTCGTATTTATGTCGTATCATTAATAAAGCGAGAATCAGATACAAGAAGTTTAATTGACTTTTTTGGCGTAGCAATTGGGGATGAATGGGTATACGGCCATGGCCTCGATGACAACGAATTAAGAAGAAATTACAGAAACATTTATAAGAAGAATACGGATGGGCGATAGAGAAGACGCATACAGAGAGATGTATAAAAATAGCCTACAGTTAGGCGAATATAATCCCAGCGGAAAATTAAGAATGAAAAAGGATTCAATGAACTCGAGGCATGAATATTTTAAAGATATGCCACAATGGCATATAATGTTCTCAATTGCAAAATCATTCGTTAAACTCATTGGATACGCAATTATTCCAATTGACTTGTTTCTTGGAATAATATTACTTATAATAAGTGAAACAATTGAATTAATAAGGAAATTAGTATAATGTACCACAATATTCACTATGACGGAAGAGAAGATCAAATTCATATATGGGATGATGAATTGGGTTATCAAAAGTTTAAGTTTAATCCATATGGGTATCTTCCTAATAAAAATGGAGAATATGAAGCCTTAGATGGAACGAAGTTAGATAAAGTTCCTGGGGTTTATAAAGATAATCCATCATCATACGAATCAGATTTAAACGCAGAGATGCGTACATTGATTGATTTATATTACGAATCAGATACGCCATCAACAGGTCATAGAGATTTCTTTTTTGATATTGAAGTTGATATTTCAGAAAAACTCCCGACAGTTGACGAAGCAGATTGTGCAATTACATCTATCGCATATTTAGACAAAGTTACTGGCGACAGAGAAGTATTAGTATTAGACGAAGCGGGTCGTTTAAAAGATATCAATACTGAATATTCAGTTCAAGTATTCCGAGACGAGCGAGATATGCTAACTCACTTTATTAATCGATTTGCAGAAATTCAACCCACAGTAATTACAGGTTGGAATACAGATGGGTTTGATATTCCATATCTCATTAATCGTATCAAAAGAACAATGGGGGCTGGCGCAGTTAAGAAACTATCTCCTGCAGGAATTGTTGAATGGTTAAAACATCGTAGCAAATATAGAATTGCTGGTGTATCTAGTTTAGATTATTTGCCATTATATAAAAACTTTACATATACAGAACTTCCTAATTACCGATTAGACACTGTTGCAAAAACAGAAGTAGGAAGAGGTAAGATTGAATATGATGGTAATCTTAACGATTTATTTGAAACAGACATCGAGAAGTTTATTGAATATAACATGGTTGATGTGGATCTTGTATATGAAATAGACGAAAAACTGCAGCTATTAAATTTAGCACGAACAATATGTCATAAAGGCCATGTTCCTTATGAAGATGTTTATTATGCATCAAGATATCTAGACGGCGCTGCTGTTGTTGATTTAAAAAGAAATGGGTACATTGCTCCTAATAAACAATTTAAATTTATTGAAGAAGAAACTAAGCCTGATGCGTTAGCTGGAGCATATGTAATGGCACCTGTTCCTGGATTATATAAATGGATATATGACTTAGATTTAACATCATTATATCCGTCGATTATTATGACATTAAATATATCTCCAGAGACGAAAGTTGGTGTTATTCAAAAATTCAACGATGAAGATATGCTACAGGCAAATGCTATTAGTAAAACTGTTACATTAGAAGGCAGCAATGTAGAAGTAGATGATATAAAAGGTTGGATTCACGAAAATGCTTATACGGTTGCTAGCAATGGAGCTGTATATAAAACTAATAAGAAAGGTTTTCTTCCGGAAATTCTTGCAAAATGGTTTGACGAACGTGTTACTTATAAAAATAAACGCGATGAATATGAAGTCGGATCAGAACAATATAAATTTTATGATGCATTACAATTAACACAAAAAGTTTTACTTAATTCATTTTACGGAGTATTAGGTCTTAAGACATTTAGATTTCATGATCTAGACAATGCGGGTGCTATTACGGCAACGGGACAAAGTGTTATTAAATTTTCAGCAAAATGTATCAATAGCTATTATAAAAAATATACAGGTGTTGATCACTTCTACAATGAGAATGGACAACGAGCGGAATTTTCATTTTACACTGATACAGATTCAACATTTGTATCAAGTATTCCGATAATAGCAAAACGATATCCAGGGTATGATGAAACTGATGAACAGTTTATGATTGAAAAAACTAATGAAGTAGCATCTGAAATACAGAAACATGTAAATGCAATGTATGATATATATGCAGATAGGTTTCATAATACGAAAGAACATAGATTTCAAATTAAACAAGAATATGTTGCAAAGTCAGGACTTTGGATTGCTAAAAAGAGATATTCACAATGGGTGATATTCAAAGAAGGAAAACCTACCGATAAAATGGATATTAAAGGGCTAGATGTAATTAGATCGTCATTCCCAGAAGATTTCAAAAAGATCATGAAAGAAACACTTTGGTTTATTCTTAAACAAAAGAATAAGCAAGAAACAACAGATCTTATAATGAATTTCAAGCATCGTATTCAAGAGTCTGATATTCTAAACGTAATGAAAAATTCAGGTGTTAAACAAATAAACAAATATACTAAAGGCCGAGAACCATTTGGACCATATATGTCAAGAACCCCAGCACACGTAAAGTCAGCAATTAATTATAATGATTTAATATCGAATTCGGGTACAAAGGTATTTAGTCCAATAAAGAATGGAGAGAAAGTTAAATGGGCATATCTAACTAACAACCCATATGGTTTTGATACAATGGCTCTACGAGGATATGAAGATCCGCCTGAGATACTAGAGTTTGTAGAAAAGTATATTGATCGAAATAAAATATTTGATCGAGAATTGAAAGGAAAGATTGACGACTTTTATGCAGCATTAGGCTGGTCAAAGTTACCGACAAACAACAACGTTAACAAATTTTTTAGCTTTTAATTTGGTTAATTTGAATAATTTCATTATAATAAATAAAAACAAGTTATATGTACGGAAAGAAACAGTGGCGCGGCCGAGAATGTGAAGGTCGTTATTCAGATTTAATGACATTTTTTGTTAGAGACTTAGAAAAGGATGCTAATAAAAATAGTTACGGGCTATTAGTTGATGAATTAACTGAATATCCTCATTATTATTTTACTATCGAGTATATGACTAAGTGTAAAGAAAATACACCATATATTCACACACTTAGATGGATATTAGACTATTCAAATATGGCAGTAACAATCGAAGCCGATAAAGACACCATAGAGTGTATTCCTCCCGACCTTATCAATAGATGTCATATTATATACCGTATTCAAGATAAAGCATTACAAGTGTTGAAAGATACCGATACGCTATCGGTCGATGCTGGTTGGTATCGTTGTCATATGATTGCAAAAATGCATATGCAAGAAACAAAGCCGGCTAATTACATGTTTGATGAAGAAATTTAATAATATGAAATATTCAGTATTTATAACATTCGCAATAGAAGGCTTTCACAATTGGCCTGAAGCAAAAGACACATTTCCAGAAGTAGCATTTTTGTCTGATAGACATAGACATATGTTTCACTTTAAATGTTATGCCAATGTTTCACACACAGACAGAGATGAAGAGTTTATTCTTATGCAACGAAGAATAAAAAAGCAACTTAGAAACAATTTCGGCGGCAACATATTAGAATTTGGTCGAATGAGCTGTGAAGATATCGGAGAATGGTTATTAGAACAAAATGACAACTTGTATCGGGTAGAAGTATCTGAGGACAATGAAAATGGAGCGATAATAGAAAGATGATTTATATAGTAGATTTAGAAACGATTCCAACACGATATACATCAGAGTGGAAATGGTTTGTTCCGAAATGGTTGCAAGAGAATGATCTGGATGTAACTGTTATCGAAGGAGATAAGGAAATTCCAGAAATGACAACACCGGGTGCATTTTTGAATTTTGGTGGCACTAATATGTATAAAGCTACTCAAGTTCATAAAATTTCTCGATTGTTTGTTGAAGATAAAATACAAGACGGAGATCAGTTTGTATTTACAGATGCTTGGCATCCTGGTGTTATCAACATCAAATATATGGCTAAACTTTTAGGTAAAGACATTACGCTTCACGGATTATGGCATGCGGGTTCATATGACCCTAATGACTTTCTAGGCAGACTAATTGGGGATGAAAAGTGGATACGTAATGCAGAAGCTTCATTCTTTGAATCATTTGATTATAATTGGGTAGCTACTAATTCGCACGAAACTCAAATTAGAGAGGTTTATCCAGATGTAAAGTTATATCACACAGGATGGCCGATGTCATATACACGGGACTTGTTAGATAGAGCTAAACAGAAAGAAAGAACTAATACAATAGTGTTTCCACATCGTATTGCTCCAGAAAAGCGACTAGATTTATTTGAGGAGTTATCAAAAAGACCTGAATTAGCACATTATGAATTTAGAGTTCCAATGCAAGAAAATCTTACAAAGGAACAATATCATAATTTACTAGGAACAGCTCGGTTTGCAGTATCATTTGCAGAACAAGAGACATTAGGCATTTCTATGTATGAAGCAGCTTGTGCAGGTGCAGTACCAATTGTTCCTAATCGACTTTCATACATAGAAATGTATTATGATGGGTTTAAGACAACAGGAACAATAAATTCAGTAGTAAATAAAATATTAGAATTTGAAAAACACCAATTATATAAAGAAGTTAATGATCAAGCAAATTTATTGCATGAGCATTTCTTTTCAGCAACAAAATTACTTAACAAATTAAAGGAAATAAATGCAAGATAAAAGATTTATCTATTACCCATCTCTCAGTGCAGGATCGATGGTTTCGGCATTCAAAAAGGATTATAAGTTTTCATCAGGTGATCCGGTGAAATTTTATGATTCAAGATACCCAGCTGAATGGCGTCACCCATACTTTTTGGTGACTGCAGGACATCATTACAAAAAAATGGACTTTAGAGACCAACTCGGACTTGAAAAGGATGTATTAGTATTTGGTGACTCTGGAGGATATCAAATTGCAACGGGAGCGTTGCCATATTCAAATGAATTGAGAGAAAAGATCTTTCATTGGTTAGAAGCTAATTCAGATGTGGCAGCTAATTTAGATATTCCACCTAAAACTGTATATAAGAATAAGTTTCATGAATGT